CAGGTCCTGGTCCAGGCGCTCCAGCTCGCCGACCATGAACGCGCCGGCGCTGTCGATGGTATGCTGATCGTAGGTGCGCATGTCGCTCTCCTAGAGGTTGTAGGCGATCTCGACGTTGCCGCTGGCGTCGGCCTCGCCCATGAACTTCGCCGGGATGGCCACGTTGCCGGCCGGGGTGGAGGTCGTCTCGGCGGACACGGTGATGGTGAAGGAGTCCGTGGCCACGCAGGGGGTCGCCCCGGCGGTGATGGTGAAGGCGACGCCACCCGCGGAGAACTCGGCGCCGAAGGCCCCGTCGGCGCGCATGAGCAGGCCGTCCGGGTCGTACACCGAAAACACGGTGGCCGCGGTGCAGACCGCGGTGTACTCGCCCACCTTGGCCCCTTCCTGCACGGACAGGGCGCCGATGGTGGCGTTGCCGGTGTTCCCGTCGTCCGGATCGCCCTCGATGGACAGCGCGGTCTCGGAGGTGGCCGGGTCGGCCGTGGCCTCGATGTCGCCCAGGGCCTTGCCGCTGGCTGCGGTGGTGCGCACGTAGACCTGGCCGTCCTTGGCCGCGGCGCCCAGGGCCAGCTTCACGGTCATGTAGCCGCGGCGCATCACGTCGCCCGCGGCCCCGGCCGGGGAGGTGGCCTGGCCCAGGTCGTTGACCGTACCCTGCATGGGGTAGGGGCGGGCCAGGAACCCGTACAGGTCGGAGGCGGCGTCGCCGCCGGCGATGGGCACGGCCACGCCGGAGGCGATCTTCACGGGAGCGCCGTGGGCGATGGCGGTGTCGCCGATGGTCACGGGCTCCAGGGTGGTGTCGCGCTTGCGGGACACGTCGCCGGGGATGCCGGCGGGCATGCGATAGAGGTACGCGGGCATGGTCAGGCCCCCTTCTTGGCGTGGAAGTCACGGTTCTGCTTGTTGATCTCCGCCGGGGTCACGGGCTTGCCGAAGTCCCGGACGGTGGCCGCCTTGGTCAGGCCATCGGAAGTGCGCAGGTTGTTGCGCGCCTGGACGAATTCGGACGCGGCCAGGAAGGCGGCGTCCAGGGTCACGCAGTCGCAGGCGTCCAGGGTGGACCCGCGCAGGGCCGCGGCCACGACCTTGCCCGTGGCGGCGTCCCTGGCCGCGGTGCGCAGGGCCAGGCGCTGCACCGCGCAGCGGTTGTCCGTGGCCGCCACCCCGATGCCCGGCATGAGCAGGGCGGCGCGGTCCATGGTGTCCTTGTCCACGGTCCTGGTGTCGCGGGTCCGGGTGTCCCGGGCCTTGGCCTTGCCGGCGCTGTCGCCTGTGGCGGCCGCGGCCGGGGGGTCATCCTTGCCGTCCGGGTTGTCCGGGTCCTCGTCCTGCGCCGGCTCCTCCTCGGACTTCATGAGGCTGCGCACGAGCAGGGCCAGCTCGGCCACCTGCTGCTCCAGGGCCGCCAGGCGGTCGGGCTCCTGGTCCGTGGGCGAGGGCTGTTCCTCTTCCTTCTTGGGCGGAGCCGCCGGCTCCTCCTCCATGCTGTCCAGGGCGCTCCGCACCTCGGGCCGGCGGAACACGTCCAGGAACCGATCCGCGAACGACTTCTTCTTGGTCGTTGCCATGTCCTCATCCTCGTTGTGGTTGTTGTCGTTGATCCTGCATCGTCCACCGCAGCGCCCCTGCGCCACCAGGGCCACATGGTTCCCCCGGATGTTCCGCTGCCGTCCCCGGCCGGGGCCGGTCTGCTCGTACTCCGCGTCATAGCCGCACGAGATCTCGCGCAGCCCCCCGCGGATCAGGGCAATGGCCTGCCCGTCCATGACGAGCAGGTTGGCCAGGAGCAGGTCGGCGGCGTCTCCATCCCCCTGGTGCACGTCCTGGGCGTGGCCCATGGCCAGCTCCCGCCAGTTGGCGGGCGTCACGTCCTCCCCGGGATGGTCGATGACGAACGGCTTGCCCTCGAAGGAGGCCATGGCCTCCGGAGCAAACACGTCCTCGGCGCGGCGCTCCACGTGCACCAGTCCATCGCCTCCCGCCTCAAGGGTCGTCTCGCCCGGCCCGTACTCCTGCCACCCGGTGCGGGCGATGGGTACGTCCAGGCAGAGGAGAAACCCCTCGGGCGTCTCGACGATGTGCTCGGAGAGCTGCGTGGAATAAAAAAAGCGCATGCCGCCGGTCTACGGCAGGAGGCCGAGCCGGGGACAGTAACCGCGGTTAGGAATCGGTGCGAAAATGGAGAAGGGAAGCTAGGGGGCTGGGAAGCCCGGGGAGGCGATCGCGGAAGGGCGTTTAAAAACGTTTATAAACGCCCGCGGCTGCATTGTCCGGTGTCCGGGCGGCCGAGGGCCTGGACCCCGGGGGCCGGACGCAGCACGGGCGAAATTCAGGCCGCGGCCTCCAGGTGCTGGGGTTCGATGGCCAGCAGGCAGTAGCGGGGGTGGGCAATGAAACCGTCCGGGCCGGGTTCGCCCAGGACGAATTCCACCTCGTAGGCCGCCCCGCCCGAGTAGACATGGACGATGGTTCCCTCCTGGCCGCGGGGCAACGAATGGATCACGTCCGGATCGGAGAAATCCTTCCCGGTGAGCGGGATCGTGGTGCGGATGCCCTGGAGTTCCTGGAACATCGTATCATTCCTCGACATAGCACGTGGCCAGGCGCGGGATAGTGGAGACATGTCCGGCGCCTTTTGGCCTGTCGTATATCCAGCCGGTGGTTACGTCAACGGTTCGGCCGTTCGGCCCGGTCACGGGCACGCGGACCTTGAAGGTCTCCCCGAATTCCCGTTTCTCCTGGCGAACCGCGGCGCGCTCGGACAGGCCGGAGAGGATCTGCCGCTCCAGGAGCGCGGCGTCGCGGGGGCCGATCCCCAATGCCGCCGCGAACACCCGCGCCTTGTCCTTCCCGCGGGGGGAGGTCGGGTCCAGGGCGTAGCGCGTCAGCTTCGCGGGCGGGATGACCGCGCGCTCCAGGTTGGGCAGGGGCTCGCCCGGGATGTGCGGGACCACGACGCTGCCGGCCTGGCGCTCCCACTCGCTGCGCAGGACGTGCTTGCCGCCCTGCTGCTCCTGGGCGGCCGTGGGCAGGGGCGAGGCCGCGGCCTTGCCCGCGGAGTCGTGGATCACCGGCTCCGGGTAGCAGCGGCAGTTGGGGAACTCCCCGGCGTGGCCGGTCATGCCGTCCAGGGTGGGCGGGCGGTCCCAGCGCACGAACCGGCCCTCCATGGCCGCATGGCTGGGCCGCACGTCCCCGTCCCGGGCCGTGCGCCAGATGTAGCCCTCGCTGCCCACGGCCTCGGCCCGGGCGCGGGTCAGGGCCGTGCCGGCCTTGCTCACCTCAGTGGTGGCAATGACCCGGGCGCGGTGGCGGGTCACGTCGCCCTGGGCCGCGATCTCCTCGGCAATCGTGTCCGCCCGGCCGCCCTCAAGCAGGGCCTTCTGCGCCAGCTCGCCCACGCGGTCCGCAGCCTCGCCGGGCAGGGACTTGATGAGCCGGACGTTCTCCTGCACCCGGGCGGTGATCGTCGCGGTCACATCCGCCTGGAGCATGCCCCGCAGGTCGATGCCCCAACGCTCCGCGGCCGCGCGCCAGGAGGCGTCGTTCTTGCGGGCCACGCCGCGGACCATGTTGGCCGCAGCCTGCCGCGCCCAGGGGGCCAGGGCCTTGGCATAGTCCCGCAACCGGGATTGCACGGCCTGCGGGTCGCCCCCCTTGAGCAGGCCGGCCACCTTGTCCGCCACACTGCGGAGCTGTTGGAAATAGGCGCGCTCCGCGGCCCGGCTCGGGGCGAATGTCTTGCGGCCGGCCTTGGCCGCGGCCACGTCCTTCCAGGCCCAGGGTCGGGACCAGGTCACGCCTCGGCCTCGGCCGGGATGGTGGGTTCCTCCCCGCCGGGTTGGGTTCCGGTCTCGGCCGGAGGATTCTCCCCGGGCTCGGGCGGCTCGGGCGCGGTCAACCGGGCCTTGGCGGCCGCAATGTTCTCGTCGGTAATGCCGGTGAACCTCCCGGTCACCCGGCCCGCGTCGCGCCGCTCGCCCCGGGACTGGGCCTCGGCCAGGAGCCCGGCGGTGTAGAGCGAGGCAACGGCCTGGGCGTCGTTGGTGGCGATGGTGCTTTTCTCCACCTCGGACGGCTGCCAGAGGCTCAGGAACTCGAAGTTGGTCCCCTCGGGCAGGGGCTTGCTCCACAGGGAGCGGGACAGGATGGGGAGCAGGGTCTCCACCGCCGGCCGCAGGTCGTCGTCCTGCAGCGTGGCGATGGTGTCGTAGTAGGTGCGCAGGTCGCTGTCCCCGGTGGCGAACCCCTTGGGCGACTGCCCCAGGAGCCGCACCAGGGGGATGCCCGTGGCCCCGGCGATCTGCTCGCAGAACGCCTGGAGCGCGTCGTACAGGCCCGCGAAGGTCCAGTTGAACGCCGCGAACTCGTCTTCCCCGTCCAGGAGGGTGATGCCCTCGTTGGACTGCATCTGCCGGATCATCGTGAACATCTTGGTCAGCGCGGTTTCGGCCTGCCCGCCGGCGGCCAGTATCTCCCGCAGCTTGGCCACCTTGATGACCCGCAGGAAGCTCTTGAACAGGAGATTCGACCCGCCGTGGGTGGCGCTGTCCAGGGCCAGGATGCGGTCGTAGGCGCGCTCCACCACGGACATGCCCCAGTGCTGCTCCACCAGCCGCTGCTGCCAGGGCAGGTCCACGCCCGTGAACCGGATGCACCGGGTGTGATGGATGCGCGCCCCGACGCCGCCCTTGTGGTCGGTCACGACCTCGTAGGACTCGGGATAGCCCAGCATCGGCCCCAGCTCGTCAACCCGCTTCGCGGAGGGGTTCACCTGGTAGCGGTCCAGCACGTACAGGCCGCGGAACTTGTCCTTGCCGATCCGGCTCACGTCGAGCGGCTGGGAGATATCGTCGCCGGCAATGAGGATCACGGCCAAGGCCCCGCCGTACAGCCGGCCCCACTTGATGGCCTCGGACAGCCGCGTCCACACCCCCATGCGGCGGGCATGGCGCTGGAGCCGGTCCACGTCGCCCGGGGGCAGCTCGGCCTGGATGTCGATGCCCCCGCGCACCATGTCCTCGGCCACCACGTCCACCATGCGACCCACCACCCAGGAGTCGCGGTACATGGCCTCCAGGGTCTGGCGGTTGCGGGTCACGGTCCCGGACAGGCGATACCCGCCCCGGGCCAACAGGTTGTCCTGCCCCAGGCCCAGCCGGGCCGCGAAGTTCATGAAGCCGTCGGCAGTCGCGGCCTTCTTGCCGCCCGGGCGATAGTCCTTCTTTCTAGCCATTGGCCAGGGCCTCCCATGTGCGTAATCCGTCGTTGTTCCCGGCCGCGTGGATCGCCAGGGCCAGCGCCCAGAATCGGTCCGCGTGTCCGTCCGGCGTCCGCTCGGCCGTGAACCGGATGTTGCCGGCCGCGGTCGTCTGCTTGGTCACCGACCGGAGGTCCGCGCGGATATCGGGATCGTAGGGGATGCGCAGACGGCGGTCCTCCATGTTGCCCCGGACGGGATACGCCAGGGCTTCCTTGACCCGCTGCGTGAACGTGACTCCCTCGACCCGGTACGTGCCGAACCGCTTCTGCGCGTCGTCGGCCCAGCCGATGCCCAGGCCCGTCGCGTCGAGGCACGAGCGTCCGGCCAGCTCGAGCCAGGGCCAGAGGATGGCCTCCTGTTCCCCCTTGGGCATGTTCCGCAGCGTCTCGACGTGCCGGGTGTAGAGCACGTCGCCCAGCCGCTCCAAAACCCAAATCACGGTCAGGTCCCGCTTGCGGCCGATGTCCACGCCCACGAACAGCGGCCCGGCGCCGCGCGCCCACCAGGTCGTTTCGGCCGGGTATTCGCAGGCCGCGATCAGGTCGTATTCCAGGAATGCCGCGTCGTCGTCGGCCGGGCGGCACATGTATTCCTGTTGGAACGACTCCTCGTCCGCGCACCCCGAACGCACGAAGTCGAAGTACGCGGCCTCGTCCATGGCCAGCCTGGGGTCCGTCTCGGGCAAAGCCTGCTGGAGCTTGAACAGGAAGCCCTGGTCCAATGCATCCTGAAGCGTGGTCTTGTGGTAGCTGATGCTCTTGGGGTTTCCGCCTTCCAGTATCTCGCGGATCAGCACATTGAAGAAGTTTTTGGACCCCCGGTGGGTGGAAATGATCTCCATGACGCCTCCCCAGGTCAGGCCTGGATAGGCGA